CAGCAACTTCATGTCATCGCGGCAGGCTTTGGTGTGCCTTACGAACTGATGACTGGCGATATGAAAGAGGTGACTTTTTCAAGCGCGCGCGTGCGCTGGATGTACTTCCGGAAATCTGTAGAAAGCACTCAGTGGCGCGGTGTCATTCCCGTTCTTCTCACGCCCATGCTGCGTGCGTTCATCGAAGCTGCGAGGCTCATCGGGAAGGTCAAAAACAACAAGGCGACGATCAGTTACAGCACACCGCGATGGAGTCACGTCAATCCACAGCAGGACATCAAGGCCGATCTGGACGAGATCAGCGGTGGGCTGTCTTCTATCAGCGACAAGATCAGGCAGCGTGGCGACGAGCCAGCGGAGGTCTTCGCCGAGCTCGCAAGCGACTTCCTGCAGCTGGAGAAACTCGGCGTCCTCAAGTACTTGTTGTTTATGCAGCGGGGCAATTTGCCAACCGAACCGGCGGCGGGAAAAAGTACCGTCGGAGCCAACAATTCTGGTGATGAAAATGTGGACTGAAGACGCCAAGACTAAAATGCCCATGAATCAGACGGGCCTGGCCGGCGCGATGCATACGGTAACTACCGTGACCGATTCGACCGGCAAATATGTGTTCGATTTGGCTTCATTGCCAAGCACGCCAGTCTATAACAGCTCGGGCCAAATTGTCACGATGACCTATGGCCCCGACATCAACGGCCGGTCGATTCGTCAAACCACTACTTGGGTAAATGGTCAGTGGATGGGCGATAGCGCTTGGGTGTTGGTGCCATGATGCTCTTTGCCGATTTTCTAAAACTGCTTGATAAAGCACGCATACGTCGTCCTTCATCGCCTTCGTTAGCGAACATTGTTCCTGCGTCGCCAGCAATCTTCACTCTAATCGAGGGGGACTACGCTCAGATTACCGCCAGCGCGAATTCAAGTGGAACCGTGGTTGCTACTAACACGGATGGAGTGGTAGTTGGGAACTGGAGTCTGATTGCCGGTCAACGTGCCATTGTTGGGCCCCGGAAGGGGACGCATACGGTCAAAGTCACGTGCGCAACAGGAAGCATGAGCGCAGAAATTGAGAATGCAGTTCTCGGCGCGACCCAGCTGGATGAAGTGTACGGGTTTCGGTCCGCATTGGGTGTTCAACTTCCATTGCTGGCTGCAAACACCTTTGCGATTGCGGGTACATCACGCGACATGCAAAACATGGCAATCGCGACCAGTGACCTGAATGGTGGCACAGTCACGAATGGAATCATGACCGTTCCTCTTGCCAACCATCAGATGATCCCCGGTGAGCGCATCAACATTGCGGCGGTAGTTACAGTAGGGGGCCTGCCGCGTCGCGACGTTAATCGGGACTACAGGGTATTGGAGTTGGTCGACGCAGGCCTCTTCCGCGTTGACCTGGGCGATCCATCGATCAATGGCGCTGTCGTTGGCGGTATTAATGGCACCACTGCGTTCCAGATTGCGCGCCTGCGCTACAGTAATTCCGCTGGCTACTGGCCATGGATTGAAGCAATGCTGGGCGGCGCTATTGAACTCGTGGATAACTTTGCTATCGGCGGCGTTGGCTTTGATGATCCCGTGTGCGGCATCTTGGCTCAGCTCCAACGCGCTATCGCCACTGGTGCGGCCAACATCATTATCGGGGACCCGATCAACAATATCAATGCACAGCTACTGAGCGATGACCAGATTTGGGCCTTCGCCGAGACAGCTTACCGCATGTGCCGGGCCGCAAACCGCGTCGCCTGGTTCACCACGTGCCGCCACCTCGGGAACGTGTATAGCACCTACGGAAATGCAGCGGCAGGTTATACGAACCAGGGACACAAGGTTAATACTCGAATCAACGCCTACAACAAGCGCTTGAAGCGCTTCGCGCAGCGCAACACCGGGATAGTTGTTCTCCCATTTGCGGAAATTACAGTCGAAACTGCCGACGTGACTGTCGTGGGCGGCGACACTCGCAGTACAGGGATAGCGCTGACCGGCGCTATCAAAAAAGCGTGCACAGCCGATGGGATTCACGACAACGCATACGGGGGGCGTATGTGCGGCACTGATCCTCGCACTATTTCGGAATTCACGAAGCGCTTTCCTGCAATCAGGCAGTCACCCTACAGCGCAATCGAAAGCAACACACTACAAGGAGCGCTCGGCCGGTATGTCAACTCTAACCCGCTGTTCAATACGGGGATCGAGGCAGCTGGCCTCGCGGCAGACTGGAGTGGGTCTTCTAGCACTGGAGTGACTGCTGTCACTAGCACCAGCGACCGAACGCTTGCGGCTGATGGTGACAATGCGGGCAAAAATCAGAAATTTGTGTTGACTGCTCCGGCCAGGGCTGGCGGCAGTAGCTATGACATCATTTCTGCAGCTCCGGTTGCTCAGTTCTCTGTGACAGACGTGATGCGTGCGATGGTCGAAGTGCTGGCAATCGGTATGTCGGGTGTCACATCAATCAGCGCCACACTGACGATTCCGATGAAGAATTCGCTGGGTGTCAACGTGAACTACGCTGCTGCGGCCTTCCTGATCGGCGCCGGATTCGATAATTCGGATATGCCGCGATTACTAATGAAGACTCGCGATCTGGTTTTCCCAGGCTCATACTCGAACGCTGGACTAAACGGAAATTGGAAAATCACGGTCACCTTCGGTGCAGCCGGCGGTGGCGCGACGCTTTCTATCGCGCTCGGTTCGATTGAGAAGGTGCAGCCACTTCAATAAGGTTGTCTCACTTTTCCGAGAAGTGAGACGCCCAAGTTGTGAGAATTGAGGTCATGGCTACCTCAACTCACAAACCTAACGCTTCTGTCGCCGATTCTGCGGTCCGCAGCATGCCCACTCTGGCGCGGGCTGCGGAAATCGTCCCATCATCGTTCAACGAGTCCGACAACACCGTAGATGTTGTGTGGACCACTGGCGCGCGCGTACGCCGGTACGACTGGTGGAATGAGACGACGTACGAGGAAGAGCTCGTCGTCACCGCCGAGTCAGTCGACATGACCCGCTTTGACGCCGGCGTGGTCCAGGTAATTGACGCGCACAATATCTACGGCGGTGTACGTTCGATCATCGGCGTTGCGATTAAAGGCGGCATCGAGGATGGCGAAGGCCGAGCAACCTTAAAGTTATCTGTCCGCGAAGAGATGGCCGGCATCGTTGCCGACATCAAGGCTGGCGTCATCCGCGCCATCAGCTTCGGCTATAACGTTACCAAGTACGAGATCACGCGCGCTATCGATCGCACCGACGGCATCAACATGCCGCTCTATCGCGCCGTATCCTGGCAGCCATTCGAAATCAGTTTTGTACCAGTTCCTGCGGATGCGGCTGCTAGCACCCGCGAACAACCCTCGGGCGGTTTTCCGTGCGAGTTCACCCGGGCGCACGCCCCCTCTGTCAATCCCACACAGGAACCTTCAATGTCCACTACGACTGACGCCGGCGGTACCGCGCCTTTGACCACGCCGGCAAACAACGAAACTCAGCGCGCAGCTGACCAAGCGAACGCCCAGGCTGCGACCGACGCGGCGCAGCGTGCTGCTGACATCACCGAGCTGTGCGTACGTCACGGCGTATCGCAGCTGGCCGCTGGCCTGATTCGCAGTGCAAGCACTGTGGAACAGGCCGGCCGTGCGATCCTGGACGAACTGGCCCGTAGCGATGCATCCAGTGGCGGCCATCGCAACGTGCGCATCGAGACTGTCCGCGATGAAGACCAAACGCGCATGGCTGGCATGGAAGAGGCGATTACCCACCGGATCAATAGCCGTGCCGAGCTGACCGACAACGGCCGCCAGTATCGCGGTCTGAGCCTGCTGGAAATCGGGCGCGAGTTCCTGCAGGCTCGCGGCCTCAATACCCGTGGCATGGATCGGTTGCGGCTGGCGACGGAAATGCTGAACTTCCGTTCCGGCATGCACACGACCAGCGATTTTTCGGCGCTGTTTGCGAACGTGGCGAACAAACGCCTGCGCAATTCCTACGACGAGAACCCCGGCACCTATGCGCTGTGGGCACGTCGCGCGCCCAATGCCCCTGACTTCAAGAACCTCTCCGTCGTCCAGTTGGGTGCTGCACCGGACCTGCTCAAAACCAACGAGCACGGTGAATTCAAGTACGGCACCATGACAGACGGCGCCGAGACCTACGGCGTCGGGACTTATGGCCGTATCGTGAGCTTGAGCCGGGCGTCAGTGGTCAACGACGATTTGCGCGGCTTTGATCGCCTGGTCACCGCGTTCGGAGGCAGCGCACGGCGCCTGGAAAATCGTTTGGTCTATGCGCAGTTGACCGCGAATGGCCCGATGTCCGACAACAAAGCGCTCTTCCATGCCGACCACGGCAACCTGGCCACTGGCGCTGGCTCCTCCCTACAAATGAGTGCGCTGGTCAATGGCCGCACGGCGATGCGTAAGCAGAAGGGCCTGCAAAACGAAGAGTTGAACCTGGCGCCGGACTTCCTGATCGTGGGTTCCTCGCTGGAGCAGATGGCATATCAGCTGACCAGTTCGAACTACACACCGGCGAAGAGCACGGACGTCAACGAATTCCGTCAAGGCGGCCGCACGTCGCTCACTCCGATCGTTGAGCCGATTCTGGACAGCGTCAGCGCCACCGCCTGGTATTTGGCCAGCAACAACAGTCAGATCGATACCGTCGAGTATTGCTACCTGGACGGTGCGGAAGGCCCGGTCATTGAGAGCGAAGTCGGCTTTGAAGTGGACGGACTCAGCTACAAGTGCCGCTTGGACTTCGCTGCGAAGGCGGTCGATTTCCGTGGACTGCAGCGTAACGACGGCGCTTAAGCGAGCAGTTCCTCAGCCCTCACTACAATTAAGGACGGAAACACCATGAAGAATTTTATCCATAGCGCCGAGATGCTGACTGTACAGGCGCCCTACGCTGTGCTGAGCGGTCAGGGCGTCCTGGTCGGTTCGCTGTTTGGCGTGGCGGCCTATAACGCTGCCCAAGGCGAGTTCGTAGAGATCAAGCGTGTCGGTGTCTTCGAGATCGACGCTGATGCGGCGAAAGCAGGCGCACCCGGCGTGAAGATCTATTGGGACGATGCTGCGCGTCGTTTGACGACTACCGCCGCAGGCGGCTCCCTGATCGGTGCGTTGGTGAAGACCAAAGCGGCGGGCGAGCCTGTGATGCGTGTGCTGCTCGACGGCGTCGTGCGTTAAACGCTTCTGCCCATGACATTCCTTAACGCCCAGTCCCGTCTGAACAGGAGCGTGCTGAAACACTTGAGCAACGCTAGTGTCAAGATCGACGGTATAGATCACCTGGCAATCTTCAAGCGTCCGTTCCAGGTTATCCACGTCGGACTTGGCGTGGCTGACTCGCGTCCATCAATCACGGTCGACGCCTCCATCGTACCCAACGCGCCAGAAGGAGTACCGCTGTCTATTGACGGTGTCTCGTACGTCGTTGCGGAGCCTCAGCCTGGCGACACTGGCATGACCGTGCTGTTCCTGGAGTATGCCTGATGGCCACCGTCTTTAGCGTCATCACTGACGCCTTCGAAGCCGCACTCTTGGCCGCGCCTGCCGTTGTGCCGGCCGAGGCGATCTTTCGCGCCCGCGAGCGCGCCGTCCCCGGGGCGATGAACCAGGCGGTCAATATCCAGTGGGCGCTTGGTGATCCTGAACCTGGCGCCATCCATGGCGCACCTGTCGACTGGAAGACGACCGTCGTTGTCGAGTGCTACGCCTGTAGCACCAATGAGAGCGGAGAGCGTGCGGTCGATCCACTCCTCGAAAGGGTGTACGAGCGCCTTGCAGCCGATACCACGTTGGGCGGCCTGGTGGACGACGTTGGTGTGCCGCGACTGGCGGCTGAGTTTGGTGCAGAAGGCAAGAAAACCGGTTGGGTGCAAATGACTTATCTCGTCATGCACCAAACCAGCAATTTAAAACTCTCCTCATAAAAGGACTGCGCATGAAATCCCAAAAAGATGTTGTTGTCGTTCCGCCGGCAGCCGCTACGACTGCAGAAATCCCCCGGCCCCCAGGTGGCGGCGCGTGGAAGTGGAACGAGACCACCCTGCAATGGGAGGACTGCAATCCAAAGCCTGCTGATCCAGTGGTCGATAAACCTACCGAAACGGAGTAATCAAGATGTCCAACCGCTACATTCGCAATACGGTTATCACCGCGGCTATTGAAGCGACTGCGGGTTCGGATGCGTCGCCGACGGGCGCCGCCAACGCGGTGCTCGCTTTCGACGTCAACATCGATCCGCTGGATGCCCAGAACATTAAACGCACGCTCATGCGCGGGTACTTCGGCGGCAGTGACGAGCTGGTCGGCCCGGGCAGCGTGAAGGTGTCGTTCTCGATGGAACTTGCGGGCTCCGGCACGGCCGGTACGGCGCCGGCTTGGGGCGCAGTCGTCCAGGCCTGTGCCTTTGCAGAAGGCACACTCGCGACGCCAGCACGAGTCGAGTACACCCCGGTGTCGACGCTCTTGAAGACCGTTTCCATGTACTACTACGACGACGGTGTGCGGCATAAGGTGCTCGGTGCGATGGGGAACCTGAGCATCAGCGCCAAGGTTGGCGAGCGGCCGTTGCTCAAATGCGAATTTACCGGCCTTGATGGTGGCATCGCTGCTGCCATGACGACGGGTACCTATACCGCATGGAAGAAACCTGTCGCGATGACCAAGGCGAACGTCATCGACATTACGCTGGGCGCGACTTACGCGAACGGTGTACTGACCGGCGGCACAGTCTATCCCAGCACTGGCCTTGACGTGAATCTGGCAAATGCGGTGAGCTTTGAGCCGCTGCTCAGTGAAGAGTCAGTCGACATCACCGACCGCGAACCGGTCGGTAACGTGGAGCTGAAACTGACCGCAGCGGAAGAAGTCGCCTTTTACGCCCAGGTGAAAACAAACGCCACCCAAAGCATGGCGATCACGATTGGCACGGTCGCGGGCAACAAAATCATCGTGTTTATGCCGTCCGTCCAATTGCGCAAGCCGAAGAAGGTTGACCGCAATGGCAAACGACTCGTTGGCTACGAAGTCGGCGTGCTACCACTCACCGGCAACGACGAAATCTTCATCATTTGCCTGTAACCCCGCCTCTGATCGCAAGGAAGAATTATATGAAATACAAACTCGCTGTTGCCAATACCGTCACCGTTCCTGTCTTTTTCAAACAAATGGACGGTGGCAAGGAAAAGAATTTTTCGTTCAGCCTTCTGATGGATCGGGTGACGGAGGAGGAGTGGGAGGCGTCCATCAGAGATGACTCGGGCAAGATCAGCAGTCTGAAGATCAAAGAACAGATGCTGAACTTGACGACGGGCTGGGAGCACCAGACCTTCGTGCTTGATGAGTCCGGCGCACCGGCTGAATTCTGCCAGGAAGCGCTGGAAGTCATGTTCGGCGTCCCGGGCGTTCTCGACGTCTGTCTTAAGTCGTTCATCAAGGAATCGGCAGCAAAAGGAAAAAACTAGCCGCTGCGGCGAAGCTGCTAAGCCAGGGGCAGTTGTTGCTTCCAGATCCGGATGAGGAAGAGGAAGAAGCCAACGACCTGGCTGCCGCATTCGCCGCATTCGGCCTGGTACCGGAAGGGGAAATCGAGACCACCGACGACTTCTTCCTCTGGCCGGAAAACCTTGACGTCTTCCGATTCTGGCTTACGGTCCAGAGTCAATGGAGTCGAAGCGAGCAGGGGCATCGGTTGGGATTGAATTACGCCGGGGTGCAGGTCTGCCTGTCCCACTGGCTACGCAAGAAAAAAGAACAGCAACAGTACTTCTGGCTCGTCCAGACCATGGAAAGCGCAGTCATCGCGGCTGACGCAGAACGATAGCACACAGGCAGACATATGGCATACAGCACTTCGTCCGGCGCCGTAATCCACATCGGTGTGGACGGCGCCGACGAATCGGCCCGCCGGATCGAGGCGGTTGGGGCCTCGATGAATCGCCTGGCAGGCATCGCCAAGTCAGCATTGACAACACTGGCCACGACGGTGGGCGTCGGCGGTGGCCTGGCCGGCGTCATCCAAATGTCGGATGAATATGCCAAAGTCACTTCTCAGATCCGGCTCGCCACCACCAGTACTCGCGAGTATGTCGCTTCCTACTCGTCGGTAAAGCGGATTGCAAACGATGCCCAACAGGACCTTGCTGCCACAGGCACCCTGTATGCGCGAATCACCAACGGCACGCGTGAGCTTGGTATTTCCCAACAGCGCGTCGCTGACATTACCGAGACAGTCGCACTTGCGCTCCGAGTGTCGGGCGCGACGGCGGAGGAATCTGCCTCCGCGCAACTTCAACTTTCTCAGGCGTTCGCCGCAGGCGCGCTGCGTGGCGAAGAATTCAATGCTGTCAACGAGGCCGCGCCACGGTTGATGCAGGCTCTGGCAGATGGTATCGGTGTTCCGGTTGGTGCGCTTAAGCAGATGGCATCCAATGGTGAGATCACTTCGGCGGTCATGGCGGAAGTACTGCCGCAGGCGTTGAGTAAACTGCGGGATGAGGCAACCCAGGTGCAGACCATCGGTGGCGCGTTCACGGTGCTGAAGAACAATGTGATGGAGTTCACCGCCGTCCACTCCCAGGCTAATGGTACGGTCGCGTTGCTGACGAGTGGCATCGGCTTTCTAGCTAACAACCTCACGTTGTTGTTTGGCGCGGTCCAAACCCTGACAGCCGCCAAATTGGCCACGTGGATCGCCGGCTGGGCGCGAGAAACCGTAGCAAAGGTTGCGGCGGACCGCGCGGCGACCGCCGCGTCGCTGGCCAATGCCCAAGCGACTGCGGCGTCGACGGCAGCTTCGCTGGCGCAGGCAACAGCTCGCACTGCCGAGCTGAGATCTGCTGTGCTGGCGGCAGAGGGCAACGTCGCTTTGCAGATCACAACCAATGGCCTGGTTCCCGCGCAGGCGCGGGCCGCCGCTGCGGCGGAGGCACACGCGGTCGCGCTTACTGCTCAGGCGGCTGCGGCCCGAGCTGCTTCGATCGGCGGCGGCCTCGCCAGTACAGCGCTCGGCCTGCTCGGTGGGCCGATTGGTGCGCTGGTGACGGTTCTGGGCGTCGCCGCCACCGCCTGGTCGGTCTACAGTTCATCTGGCGAGCATGCCAATGCTGCGACTGCCGAGAGCACGGCCGCGACGACCACGGAGGTGATCGCACAGGTCACGAAGCAGATCGAAGTCATGGAGCGCCGCAATCGCCTGGCATTGGCCGGCGTGCCAACGACCGCGACTGAGTCGCCTCTTAATTCGAAGTTGGCTGAAGTTGTTGCGGAGATCGACAGGGCTGGCAAGGCTGAGGGCGACTACGCCAAGCTCAGCTATGAAGCACGGATGGACATCCTGAAAAAACTGGGTGGCCAATATGGCGAACTTACCGCGCTGGTGGAGCGCTTCAATAAAGCGTCAGCTGATGGTTCAGGAAACACTGCTGCAGCGAAGGCGCTGTTTGAAGTGCGTGAGCGCCTGCTCGGCGTAAACAAGCAGTACGTCCAGGATCTCAAGGCGCTGCAGGATGGCCTGAAAGATGGCGCCGTCACGGAAAAGGAGTATGTCTCGTTGGTCTCGCAGCTTGCCACCGAGACCTGGAAGAGTTCCGATGCGGGCAAGGCCGCAACCTCTGCCGCGCAAAAGTCGGCGGAAGCGTACAAGAACCTCATCACCACGATCCAAGAGGCGACCGCATCGAATCGTCTGGAACTGGCCGCCGGCAAGGATGCCACCGAAAGCCAAAAAGCGCGGATTAAATTTGATGAGGAGCTTGCGACGGGGAAGCTCAAACTGTCCGCGCAGTCGATCAAGATGATTCGTGCTGCACTGGATGAGCAGGCCGCGTCGGAGCGTGCGCTCAAGTCGCAGCGTAGCGTTGCTGAGGCCGTGTCGGAATTGGCTCAGCAGCGCAATGCTGACTTCGCCAGTGCGGCAAGCGAAGCGGCGGCAAATGAGTTGGCCGCCGAGACGTTTGGGAAGAGCAGGTCGCAGATCGAGTCGCTGACCGTGGCACGCCTCCAGGACCGGTTGGCCAATGCCGCCGCGCTTGAATTGACTGCGGACGATATCGCTCAGACCGAGCGCTTGATTGCAGTGAAAAAACGCAGCGCAACTGCGTTGGCCAATACCGACGCTCTCGGCTACATCAAACAGCTGGCCGATGAGAACCGAAAGTTTTCGGCCGAAGCGATCTTCGATGAGCGCTCGCGCGCTGCGGCGCTTCTCGATATCGAAGCAGATACGTGGCGCAAGCGCATCCAGCTCGCCGGCGATGGGACCGACGCACAGCGCCAGTTGCAGGAACAGTACACCATTTGGTACGCTAATCAGCTGACCAAGACGGAACTTGAGACCAACCGGCGCTACTGGGAGTCGGTGGCGAACACGGCGCACGACACTTTTGTCAGCATCATGGATGGCGGTAAAACCGCTGCAACGCGCTTGAAAGACACTTTCAAGAACGCGTTCTTTGACTGGCTTTACCAGATGACCCTCAAGAAGTGGATCATCAACGTCGGAGCCAGCATGTCGGGGACGGGCGCGGCAGGTGTCGCGCAGGCCGCAGCGGGCGGCTCCAATTTGATCGGCACCGCTGGCAGTCTGTCGTCGCTGTATAACACGGCCACTGCCGGCGTAAGTGGCTCGATTGGCTCGGGGATCGCGACTGCAGGCAATTTCTTCGGCTCGTCGCAGCTGAGCGCGTTTGGCGCCGGTTTCGCTGATGCCGGCGGCGCTGCCATGTCCGTTGCCGATTCGTTTGCCGCGGCCGGTATGACTGTTGAGG